GTTGATAACGATTCAGCTAAATTAAAAGTTCCTGGAAAAACTCTAAAGCAGGTCAGAGATGTTGTAAACAAGAATGCAACACCTGGTGATCAAGCAACTCCTACTCTTAAAAAGGAGGAAGAGGAAAAGCCTGAAGATCAGGTTGTTTCTGAAGAGGAGACTACCGAAGAGGAAGTCGTTGCCGAGGAAGAGACTACTGAAGAAGAAGTAATCGAAGAAGAAGAGACCTATGACGTTGAAGCAGACGTTCAGGCACTTCTTGAAGGCGAAGAACTTTCTGAAGAGTTTCAGGACAAAGCCAGAACAATATTTGAGACCGCAATCAAATCCAAGGTTGTAGAAATCAAAGAAGAACTCAATGAGTCTTATGCTGCTGCTCTAGTTGAAGAACTAGAAACAATTAAAGTAGGACTTGTAGAAAGAGTAGATTCTTACCTTGAGTACGTTGCAGATGAGTGGTTACAAGAGAACTCATTGCAAGTAGAAGCAGGTCTTAAGACAGAAATGACCGAGTCATTCCTAGAAGGAATGAAGGGTCTTTTTGAAGAACATTATGTAACTATCCCTGAAGAAAAATATGATGTACTCAATAGTATGGTAGATAAGCTTGATGAAATGGAGAATAAACTCAATGAACAGATCGGCAAGAATGTCGCCCTGAACAAGAGATTATCCGAGTCTACTGCAGATGTAATTTTTGCAGATGTATCTGAAGGTCTTGCAGACACTCAGAGAGAAAAACTCGCATCTCTTGCAGAAAATGTTGAGTTTGAAAGTGAGACAGACTATCGTGAGAAGCTAGGAACATTGAAGGAATCTTATTTCCCTACAAAGTCTAGCACTCCAAAGAGCACCTCTGAGAATTTATCAGAAGAGGTTTCTACTGACGAAGTAGCATCACAGGATGTAAATCCTACGATGCAAGCCTATCTGAATACACTTTCTAGAGCTGCTAAAAAGTGATTACTAAATCATTAATTTCAAACAAAATACCTAAGAGGTAAATTTCAAATGCAAATGTACAATTCTGAGTACTTGCAGGAGAAGTGGGCTCCAATTCTCGATTATGACGGACTTGATCCAATCAAAGACGCACATAGAAGAGCTACTACCGCTATCCTGTTAGAAAACCAAGAGAAAGAACTAAGAGAAGAGCGTTCTTTCCTCTCAGAAGCCCCCAACGTAAACACTGGTAGTTCAAGCAGTGCAGCAGGTTTCTCTGCTGATGCTACAGCTGCTGGTCCAGTTGCTGGTTTCGACCCCGTTCTAATCTCATTGATTAGACGTTCAATGCCAAACTTGGTCGCATATGACCTTGCTGGTGTTCAACCAATGAATGGTCCTACTGGACTAATCTTCGCAATGCGTTCTCGCTACAAGACACAGAGTGGTACAGAAGCTCTGTTCGACGAAGCAGATACAGCATTCTCTGGACAAGATTCTGGATTAGATAACACAAACGGCATGACAAATGCTGCTGTTGGTCTTGGTACTACAGCACAAGATGGATCTAACCCAAGTGTCCTTAACGATTCTTCACCTGGAACCTATAACGTAGGTCAAGGTATGAGAACTGATGACGCTGAATCACTTGGTGAGTCAGATCATTTCAACCAGATGGCATTCTCAATCGAGAAGGTCACCGTTACAGCTAAATCTCGTGCGTTAAAAGCTGAGTACAGTTTAGAACTTGCTCAAGACCTTAAGGCAATCCACGGATTAAATGCAGAAGCAGAACTTGCAAACATCCTTTCAACTGAGATACTTGCTGAAATTAACAGAGAAGTTATCAGATCAATTTACAAGGTTGCAGAGCAAGGTGCTGTTCAAAATACAGCAACTGCTGGTGTGTTTGACCTAGACATCGACTCAAACGGAAGATGGTCTGTTGAGAAGTTCAAAGGTCTATTATTCCAGATCGAAAGAGATGCTAACGCAATCGCACAAAGAACTCGTCGTGGAAAGGGTAACATCATCATGTGCTCTGCAGACGTTGCTTCTGCATTGACAATGGCTGGTGTACTTGATTACACACCTGCTCTTAATGCTAACCTTAACGTTGATGATACTGGTAATACATTTGCTGGTGTTCTTCAAGGTAAGTACAGAGTATACATCGACCCATATGCTGCAAACCTAAATGTTTCTGGTAATACCCAGACAAACAGTGGTAATCAGTACTATGTTGTTGGATACAAAGGTTCTTCACCTTATGACGCTGGACTGTTCTACTGCCCATACGTTCCACTACAGATGGTTCGTGCCGTTGGTCAGGACACATTCCAACCAAAAATTGGATTCAAGACTCGCTACGGCATCGTCGAGAACCCATTCTCACAAGGTACAACTCAGGGACTTGGTGCACTTACTAAGAACTCTAACCGTTACTACAGAAGAGTTAAGGTTTCTAACCTTATGTAAGAAGAAAGGATATAATTCCTTTAACAGAGAGACTCCTTCGGGGGTCTCTTTTTTTGTCTATATAAAATATGAATTTGTAACAACATATGTTTGATAAATCTAAAAAAGACATTGAATCTAATGATCCATATTATAAAGGAAAACTTCATGATGCTCAAAGGAAAAAAAGTGGTTTAGAAATTACTCATAAATTTGAAAAAAATGAATTTTGGTCAACACCTATTTGGACAGTTACTTACGATAATATTGATAATAGAGAGATAGAAAAATACGTAAGGGAATTAAGATTTGATGGACCAGGAGCAGGTATATATTATGGTCCTTTATTGGAATCTACATATACATCGCAAATAACATATGCTGCTATAATTAAACAAATTTACTTATCATTATTTTCAATAAAATTTAATGTACCACTGGTAAAAATAAATGATTTTAAACCAAAATTTTATATATGCCAACCAAATGGTTGTAGTTCTTTAGAACATAATTGTATGAATGATAAGGGACAAGAACATGATATAACTGTAATGTATTTTGTAAAAGTTCCTAAAGAAAATATACCCACAATTTCTTTTAAAGATCCTAGAACATTAATCGTAGCAAATTCTTTTTTTAGAGATAATTTTGGTACTGAAGATGTTCAATATGAACCATCAGAAGGAACAGCAGTAGTATTTCCACCTTATTTGGAATCTAAAGTTAATATAAATTTATCCAATGAAGATTTAATTTATTTTAAGGCTAATATGTCATTGAGTCTTTTGGGTGATTGGGTTAATCCAAATGAATGAATAAATACAAATAAAACTAATAATGGCTTCGTCTGGACCTTTTGTAACACAAATACAAAATAGGAATTATCTATCTGGTATAGGTTTTAAATTTAACCTTGCAAAGCATCCTAAAGTTGATTTCTTTTCAAATAGTGCTAGAATACCAGAAGTTAATTTAGCAACTGCAGTTCAGTCAACATATTTAAAGGATATTGATATACCTGGTGAGAAATTAACATATGGTGATTTTACATTAAAATTCTTGGTTGATGAAAATATGGAAAACTATATGACTGTATATAATTGGTTAGTTGGATTAGGATTTCCAGAATCTACAAAAGAATATAAAGATTTAATTACGGATAGTGCTTCAATCATAGATCCTAAAGAAGCATTTTGTGATGGAACTTTAAGAATATTAAATAGCAATTTAAGAGAGATAGCAAAAGTAAAATTCCAAGATCTATTTCCAATATCCTTGACATCTTTAGATTTTGATGCTACAAATGCTGATGTTGAATATTTTACAGCAGAAGCAACCTTTAAGTACACTATATACGATCTTACAAGTAGTTTATGAACCTTGACAAAATTCAGGAAATGTGGGAGCGTGATGCTGTCATTGATCCTGATAACCTACATGATGAATCTTTAAAAATTCCAGTTTTACACTCAAAGTATTATACAGTTTATAATACGATTACTTTGTTGCGTGAGAAAGCAAGAGAACAATATAATAAAACAAGATTAGAAAGATATAATTACTATACTGGTAAAGCACCAGCAGAAGTATATGTTGAAGAACCCTTTGCATATAAAGTAAGAGAGAAGGATGCTATACAGAGGCATATGGAAGCAGATGAGAAGATGTCAAAGATAGATCTTAAGATAAGGTATTATGATACTACATTAAAGTTCTTAGAAGAAATTATTAAAAATGTTTCTAACAGAACATTTCAAATTAAGAATGCAATTGAGTGGAATAAGTTCCAAGCAGGTATGTAGATTATAAATATATGAGTAGATCTAATATTAGACGATGAAACCTACTCCAAGAGAAAGTAAAGTAATCCACGAGAACTATGAGAAGGTTGTGGAGTATCTTATATCTGAGCAATATGCAACTGATTCTGCTTCAGCAGATAAAATCATTTCAGGTATGAGTCAAGATTGGTTTGATACTATTGTTGGGTAAATGAAATCATTTAAGCAATTTCACGAAGCTGCTATTGCGGCTCCTCTAGTAGGTGCAGGAGTAAAAACTCTCCTAAAAGTTGGGGGAGCATATGCTGCTGCTAAAGGAGGTGAAAGACTTCTTAAGGATTTGCTTGGGGTACCAGGTTCTTCTGGTCCTACTGATTGGA